CCGAGGCCGACCCCGATCATCAGAACCCTCGTCGCCCGAGACGACGTAGCCGTCACCCGAGGGTCGACGTTCGAGAACCGAGGCAACCTTGCTCCGTCGTTCTTCGAGGAGATCGTCGCCCGCTACGAGGGCACCCGCCTCGGCAGGCAGGAACTCCACGCCGAGATACTCGACGACGTTGACGGTGCCCTCTGGAACCGTGACCTGATCGAAGCGTGCCGGGTGTCGTCGATGCCGGACATGACTCGCATCGTCGTCGCTGTCGACCCGGCGGTGTCGTCGAAGGAGACGTCAGCAGAAACGGGGATCGTTGCGTGCGGCGTCGGCGTCGACGGTCACGCCTACGTCCTTGAGGACCGGTCGGTGCGCGGCACCCCGCATGAGTGGGCGTCGGAGGCGATCGCGTCGTACCACCGCCTGAAGGCTGACCGGATCGTCGCCGAAGCGAATCAGGGCGGCGACATGGTGCGCCATACGTTGGACACGGTGGAGCGCGGCGTTCCGATCCGGCTGGTTCACGCGAGCCGGGGGAAGCGGGTGCGGGCTGAACCGATCGCCGCATTGTACGAACAGCAGCGCGTCCACCATGTCGGCATGTTCGCCGACCTCGAAGATCAACTCTGCTCGTGGGTGCCGGACCTGTCGGCGTCCCCGGACCGTCTCGACGCCCTCGTGTGGGCGTTGACCGAACTCGTCGTCGATGGGGCGCGGCGTGCTCAGACGGTCAGCCCGGTGTCGATGGAGCAGTCGAACCCGTGGGTGCCGAGGTGACGCCGTACTACTCCGACGACGCGGTCGCTCGGTTGGCACAGGAGGTACTAGCCCTGTGAGTTTGTTGGTGTACGCTGGACGCCATGTCGCTGACTGACGACTTCACCAAGGCTGGGCCTACGTCAACTGATCTAGGCGAGGTCGGCTCAACTGGCCTCGTCCAGTACGGCGGCGAAGTCCGTGAGGACTTCCTCAGACAACTCCAAGGCAAGCGCGGCTATTCGACGTACCGGGAGATGTCCGACAACCACCCGGTCATCGGAGCGATCCTGTACTCGATCGAGATGCTGGTGAGGGGCGTCGACTGGACTGTCACCCCGGCTGACCCGAACGACCAGCGGGCCGTAGACGAGGCGACGTTCGTCTCGGAGTGCATGACCGACATGACCCATTCGTGGCCGGACACCCTGTCGGCGATCCTGTCGATGCTGACGTTCGGCTACTCGTACAACGAGATCGTCTACAAGCGACGCCTCGGCCCTAACCGGGAGAAGACCTCGGAGAAGTCCAAGTTCGACGACGGCAGGTACGGGTGGCGCAAGTGGCCGATCCGGGACCAGTCGACACTCACCCGGTGGAAGTTCGACGATGCCGGGGGCATCGACGGGGCATGGCAGTTGGACCCGAACGCGGGGTCGGGCGAGGTGTTCCTCCCGATCGAGCGGTGCCTGCTGTTCCGCACGACGACGAAGCGCAACAACCCGCAGGGCCGGTCGATCCTCCGCAACGCCTTCGTCCCGTGGTACTTCCAGAAGCGCATCGCCGAGATCGAAGCGATCGGCATCGAGCGTGACCTCGCCGGGATGCCCGTCGCCCTCGTCCCGCCCCACCTCCTGTCAGACAACGCGACCACTCAGGAAACCAGCGCACTGGGCGAGATCAAGCGCATCGTCCGCAACATACGCCGAGACGAGCAGGAGGGCATCGTGTTCCCGCTCGCCTACGACCCGGACACCAAGCAGTTGGCCTACGACCTCAAGTTGTTGAGCACCGGGGGCAGGCGACAGTTCGACACGAACGCGATCATCGCCCGCTACGACGCCCGCATCGCCATGTCCGTCCTCGCCGACTTCATCCTCCTCGGCCACGACAAGGTAGGCACCCAAGCCCTGTCCGTCTCCAAGATCCAGTTGTTCGCCGACGCCCTCGAAACGTGGGTCGCAGGGATAGCCGACGTCATCAACTCGCACGCCATCCCGAGGCTGATGCGCCTCAACGGGGTCGACCCGTCGCTGTATCCGAAACTCGACTACTCGACGCCACGGCAGGTCGACATCTCGATCATCGCCGACTACGTCTCCAAGTTGACCGGCGTCGGGGCGATCCTCCCCGACGAGAACCTCGGCGAGCACCTGCGAGACATCGCCGGGTTGCCGCAGGAGGAGTCCGAGGCGGTCGAGTAGATGCCCGGCACGATCCGTGTCGGTCGACCGAACAGGATCAGCCACATCCCGTTGTCGTGGGATGTCACGAAGCGCCGATCGAACCACGAGCCGAAGTTCCGTCCTGTCGGCGACGCTGTGCTGCGTGGCCGGGAGCGGTCGGTCGGTCAGGTCATGGAGGAGATGTTCGCTTCGATGCCGCCGATCGAGCCGATCATCGCCGGGGAGATGGACGTCGCCGCGTACCTTGCCGGGGCGATGGAGGTCGCTGAGCCGTACCGGGTGCGGATCGCTGAGATCCTTCAACCGACGTTCAACGAGGGCGCGCTGCTTGGTCAGGATCGGATCAGGGCCGACATGAACGACCAGTTGCGTCGGCTCGGTAGCCCGCTGCGCCTGACGGACGCTGACGGTGACGTTACGAAGGCGACAGCGAACCCGCAGACCGTGGGTGGTGTCCGGGTCGGGATGAGTCCGAAAGCGGAGTGGGCGGCGGTCGGCGTCGAGGCGTTCGACAGTGTGGACGCGGCGTCGGTGCAGTACGCCCAGTTCCGGTCGGGGACGTTGGTGACGGCGATGGTCGAGGAGCAGCAGCGGGTCATCCAGAGCGTGATCGGCGAGTCGTTCACCGCACAGCAGACATTCCAGACGGGCCGCACGGTCACGGGGCTGACCGCCCAGCAGACCTCGCAGGCGCTCGTCACCGTCTTGCAGGATGTCAACCCGACTACCTCGGTCGGGCAGAACCTCGCCCGGTTCCGCAGCGTCAACATGAACGGTCTGACGCAGCCGTGGGAGCGCGCCGTGTACCACCGGGCCGAACGGATGGCCGACGCTCTCGCCAAGCAGGGCGTCACCGGGGTGAAGGCGCAGATGAAGGTCCAGAAGTCAGCGCAGCGGCACGCCGACAAACTGCGTCGGTCCCGCGCCCGGATGATCTCCCGTACCGAGATCAAGAATGCTCAGGTTCAGGGGCAACTCACGTCGATGCGCCAAGCGGTCAGTGACGGGCTGGCCGACCCGGCGACTGCTGGGAAGCAGTGGGTGACCGGTGCGACCGATGTCTGCAACATCTGTTCGGACCTCGGGTTCAGCAAGGCGATCCCGCTCGACCAGTCGTTCGAGGGCGGCTTCGACGGCCCGACAGCCCATCCGAACTGCCGGTGTGACGTCGCCTTCGTCCACACGTTGTCGCAGGCTCCGAAGGCGCATGGTGCGGCAGGTCCGAACAGTCCGTACCGTCCGGGCACCCCTGAGAATCCGATCGTGTGGGAGTTCCCGTCGGGGTTCAGGACGCAACCGTCGGCGACGAGGGCGTTCACGCCTCCGGGGTTCGTGCCGCCTGTGCCGCCGCCTGCTGCGGTAACACCCCCGGCTCAGCCGTCCGCACCCGTAGAGGTGCCTGTACGGCCCGCTGAGACGCTTCCAAGTAGCAACGCCGAGATCGTGTGGGACGACGCCGGACGCAAATGGGCGCAACTCACCGACGACGAGCGGGGCTTCCTTCTCGACAGCCATGTCGACGACCTGCTTCGGCAGGCTTATGGGGATGTCACGGGTGTCCTGAGTGCCGAGTTCAACCCGGTGGTCACCCGCCCGCCGCTACCCGACGACGCCCCGGATGCGGTCAAGGCGATCTTCCGGCAGGTCGATCGGGTAGACGAGTTGAAGGCGAAGCAGGCGATCCACGACTTCGGTGACGACCTCCTCCAAGGCAAGGGAGTGATGGAAGGCGAGTTCGCCCCAACCAACTTCCGTGACCACTTCTACGGCTGGGCCGACGACAGCGTAGAGGGGTACGTTTCGGGTCAGAGCAACGCTTCATTCATCCGGGTGAAGGAAGCAGCCGAGGAGGGTACGCGCATACCGGGGTCGACCCGGCGTCTCGTCGTCAAGGAACTCGACGATCTGATCGACCCGGACGGCGCAATCAGTAATAAACGGCTGTTCCGTGCGATGAAACGGGTGTTCGTCGAGGAGGAGTCGGTGCTCCCTAATGTGATAGCCGAACTCGAAGTCGAGATGACAAAACTCGGCACGATGGTTCGCACCGAGGCTCAGGAGCGGGCGGCGCTCACAGCACCACCGGACTCTTGGGTCGCCAGAAAGACCGCAACCAAGGCCGACGTCGAGGAGTTGTACCGGGAAGCCCTAGCCGAGATCCGCGTTATCGACGAGACCGTTCTCGGATTGCGGAAGGAAATGGAGATGCTGCCGTCGCGTAACCGTGCCCTGTCCGTCAAGACTGAACTCGACGGGATTATCCACGATGCCGTCCACCAGCCTTACGAGCGGGCACTCAAGAACTTCGTGACCAAGGAACTCGAAGCCGCCGGGGGTGGGTCACCCGAGGCGGTAGCCGCGGGGCAGCGGGGAGGCAACCTGTTCAGTTCCGCGTTGCATGATTCCCCGAGGATCGACGACGCTGCCGGAGAAGCGATGCGCCAGATCCTCAAGGGCTACGACGATCTGGTCAAGCGCGGGCTGATGACACCCGAGGAGGCTCTTGCTCGGGTCGACCCGCTTAGGAGCGGCCCAAAGATGCCCGGTGGTCCCAGCGATTCCGTGAGCAGACGCTTCGGTGATTATCTCGTAGAGGTTAGTGACGATGCGTTGGAGGAGGCGCGAACCATTCTCGGTTCGGCTCCTGTCGACGAGTTTGGGGATTGGGTCGATGATGCCGTGGAACGGTTCGCCGAGAGTCTGGAGACGTTCTGGGGGTCGCAGACGAGGTACGGAGCGGCGATCGCCGAGCATGAGGGGTACATCGCCGTCCAGCAGGAAGTCATCGAACTCG